CCAACCCCACCAGAGTTCACGGATCCTGAGCAGTACCAGCGCGACATGGCTGTGTACACTCAGCAGCTGGCCGAGCGGAGCGCGAAACGGGCGCTCGCAGCGGCTGAAGCCGACCGGACCCGTGCGAGGATTGAAGCTGAGAACGAGGCGACCAAGCAGGCTCACGCGGCGACATGGGCGACTCGGCGAACAGCGGCCATGGAGAAGTACCCCGACTACGTCGAGGTGGCCGAGAGCCCGAAGGTTCCGATCTCAGCGGCAGCCGCGCTCACCATCACCTCGCTCGAGCACGGAGGTGAGGTTGCTTACTACCTGGGGCAGCATCTCGAGGAAGCCCAACGGATCTTCAAACTTCCTCCGGTCTTGCAAGCCGTTGAGCTAGGCAAGCTGGAGCTCAAGGTGACGACCCCGAAACCGCCTGCAGTTTCCAAAGCAGCCGACCCGATCAAGCCTTTGACCGGTAGCGGCTCACCGCAAGCGCGCAGCGACGATGAACTCTCGATGGAAGAGTACGCGGCGAAGCGCAACGCCAAAAAGTAACCAGGCGGTCGTCCCGGCCGCGCTATTAAGGAGCTTTGATCATGACTGCCAATAGCACGCTCACCCCCTCCATCATCTCGAAGGAAACGCTCGTGATGCTGGAGAACAACCTTGTCGCGGCCGGCAAGGTCAACCGCCAGTTCGAGAACCAATTCGTCAAGATCGGTTCGACGCTGACGGTCCGCAAACCGAACCGGTTCAAGGTGACGTCGGGCCCGGGCCTGGCGCTGCAGGACGTGGTCGAGCCGTCGACCAGCATCACCATCTCGAACCAGAAGCACGTGGACTTCCAGTTCTCGAACCAGGAGCTCACACTCGTCATCGAAGAGTTCAGCGAGCGCTATCTGAAACCCGCCGCCGCTGAGCTGGCGAACCAGCTGGATTTTGACGTGATTAGCAACTTCACATCGGTCTTCAACGAGGTCGGCACGCCTGGCACCACGCCGGCCAACTTTGCGGCGCTCGGCGCGGTCGGTCAGCGCATGGACGAGGGCGCGGTCCCTCAGGACGGACGGGTGTTGATGCTGAACCCGGCTGCCTACTGGTCGATGGCCAACGGCCTGACGGGTCTCTTCGTGCAATCGGTCTCGGAACCGGCGCTCAAGGGTTTCCTCGCTAAGATCGCCAACTTTGAGATCTACCTCGATCAGAACGTTCAGGCGCAGACGGTGGGTGCTTACGCGGGCGCGGGTGTCGTCAACGGGGCGAGCCAAACCGGGTCGTCCCTCGTGACGAACGGCTGGACGGCTTCTATCACAGGGTTGCTCAACGTCGGTGACGTCTTCACGGTAGCAGGCGTCTTCGCGGTGAACCCGAAGTCGCGCCAATCGACCGGCTCGCTTCAGAACTTCGTGGTCACCGCGACGGTGAACTCGGACGGCGGCGGCAACGCCACGATCCCGGTCTACCCGGCGATCGTCACGACCGGTGCTTACCAGACGGTCAGCGGCTCCCCGGCGAACAGCGCGGCCATCACGGTCAAGGGCACGGCCTCGACCTCGTACGCCCAGAACCTCGGCTTCGTGAAGGACGCCTTCGGTCTCGTGACCGTGCCGCTCGAGCTGCCGGAGGGTGTCGACTTCAAGGCGCGCCAGGAGTACAAGGGGATCTCGATGGCCATCATCCGAGCCTTTGACATTCAGAACTACGTGTTCCCTTGTCGCATCGATATCTTGTACGGTACCACGGCATACTACCCCGAGCTGGCCGTGCGCTTGACGAACTGAACGCTCACAGGCCGCTCCGGTGGCCTTCTCCTCTTCTATCTCATCTTGGAGAAGCATCATGACCTTCGGAAACGTAGCACCCAAGCAGCTCAGCGATGGCAACAGCCAAGGCACCGTGCTCGGTCAGGCCGGCACCACCCCGTCGGGTACCACAGATAAGATCGGGTTCTTCGGCGCGACGCCGGTGGTGCAGCCCGCGAGCCCGGCAGGCAACGTGCACACGCCGACCGCAGGCAGCACCACGGCTGTCTTTGTGAATACCACGTTTGATGGTTCGATCGGTTCGACGGCCTACACCATCGGTGACCTGGTGGTGGCGCTGAAGCACCTTGGGCTGATCGCGTCGTAAGCTCTCTTACCTGCCTATGGAGGGCGAAGATGAAGCTGCAACCGTTGCACGATCGGCTGATCGTCAGAGAACGTAAGGCTACCGTCTCACCGGGCGGGATCTACCTCGGTGAGATGGTGGATGACGGCCTGGTCAAGGAGTTGGTCGAGGGTGAGGTGGTGGCGGTCGGACCGGGCGCGAAGCTCTCGGCCAGGCGACGAGACTCCATGTGGGATCTACAGCCTGGCCTGGTCGTGAAGTTCAGTCCGGTCTGCAGCGTCCCCGTGACCAGGGAGCCGGGTCTCTTGCTGATCCGCCGTGACGCGGTGGCCGGGGTGGTCGTATGAACGGTCAGGTCACCACCTATCAGGTCTTCGTGACCGACACCGCTGCCGGCCACGAGATCCCGATCGGCCCCCGTGTCGACGTGAAAGATGCGCTGAACGGGTTGGTCGAGCAGACCAACCTTGCCATCATGCGCGGTCGTTTGAAGGGTTGGAAAGACGCTCACATCGTCACCGTCGACCCGTCCGACGGACGCCGGGTGGTCTCATGAACCTATTCAACCTGAAGTTCTTCATCAAAGTTGCCCCAAGGAGAAGCGCCATGAAAGCTGAACTCGAAGCTCAGATCACGGAGCTGCAGGCCAAGCGTGATCAGGTCCAGCAGCAGCTCACTCAAGAGCTGACCGAGATCGACGCTGAGCTGAACGTCGCGGTCGGCAAGATCAACAAGTTGATGGCGGAGATCCCCGTTGAATTTCACAACCTGACGCAGGACGTCTTCGATAAGCTGAAGGAATTCTTCAATTAAGGTCCCTGCCCTTTCACCTTCAGGAGTTTGCGATGGCGTTCCAAGAATACCCCAAGGCCATGAGTCACCCGAAGTACCAGGCGGCCGTGCTCTCTCGTGATACGATCGACCCCGTTACTCACCAGACGATCAAGGCAGCCCCCGGCCAACCGGCGAAGTTTCCTCCGGTCTACGTGAATAACAAGGACCAAGAGGCTGACTACGCCTCAAAGGGCTACGTGCCAAACGGTGTGTCGGATCCAGACGCCTACCTGTCATCGATCATGGGTGCGGACAAGCCCACTCACCATACTCACGTCGAGTTCCCGCGCTGGCTCTACACGCGCGATGACGACGAGGGCGACATGGTTATCCTGGCCGAGTCCGGCGAGCACGTGAAGGTGCGCTCGCTCTTGGTCAAGGACGAGGTCGCGCAGGGCAAGCTCATCGGCGCGTGGTACGCAAACCCCGGTGAGGCTGCCAACGCGTCTGAAGACGGCGACGACGACGAGCCCTCGGGTGATGCGTCGGTTGACGAAGGGACGGAGCAGACCGCCGCGACGGGTCGAGGTAGCAAGCGGAAGTAATCACGGGAGCAGGTCATGTCAACGGCGCTTCAGCTCATCACCGCTGCGTATCAAATGATCGGCTACCTGGGCGCGAACGAGACGCTGACGGCTGCTGACTCAGCGCTCGGCCTTCAGCAGCTGAACATGATGCTCGATTCGTGGTCGAACGAGTCGCTGACGTGCTTCGCGATCACCGAACAGAACTTTCCGTTGGTTGTTGGAAAGAGCTCGTACTCAATCGGCACCAGCGGTGGCGCGGACATTACTCAGCAGCGGCCGATCCGGATCATGGAAGGGCCGGGGGCTGCGTACCTGCAGGACTTTAACCAGAACAACTACCGGGTAGACGTGGTTACGCGTGAGCAGTGGAACCAGATCGCGAACCGGGGCCCGACGACGACGTCAGACATCCCTGACACGCTGTTCTATGACCCTCAGTTCCCGTTGGGGATCATCAACCTCTGGCCCACGCCGATCATCGGGTACACGCTCTTCTTTGATTCGTATGCTCAGTTCGGCGATATGGCCAACCTGGTGCAGCAGTTTGCCCTCCCGCCCGGTTACGAGCTGGTGATCGAGTCTAACCTGGCGGTGCTGCTCGGGCCGTTCTGCAAGAACGCCCTGGTTTCCCAAGATGTGAAGGATATCGCGAGGTGGTCGAAGGCTAACGTGAAGCGCACGAACAAGCGGACGAACGTGGCTCAGTTTGACAAGGAGATCACGAAGAGCGGGCAGCCTAACTTCAACATCTACTCAGGGCGCTATCAATAATGTTTGGCCTCGGTCTCGTCAGCTCGCTCGATCCGTTGGATTGGTTAATCATGTTTGGAGCGTACCATGAAAAAGCAAAGTCCCATGAAGATGCGCCAAGCGCCGAAGAACGACAGCAAGGCGTCTATGAACAAGTCCACGCGTCGCCCGAAGTCGGCCATGGAGCGGTACGCGGACCAGCGCAACGCGAGCTTGAAGGCCACGTTGGTCCCGACGATCATGGAGCACGACCCGCAGTCTGACCTCTATCACCTTCAGAAGGCCGCTGAGATTCAGAGCGACAAGCCGCGCCATCGCGCCGCCAAGGCGCACGGCAAGAAGAAGCTGAAGGACCTTCAAAAGGTTTTGGGGTAGTTCATGGCAAAGACCCCGTTTCTCGGTGGCACGTACGTCGGGCGCTCCCGAGAGCTGGCCTACAACCGGTGCGTCAACCTCTATCCTGAGCTCGTTGAGACGAAGGAGGGAAAGGACGTTGGTGCGCTTTACAACTGCCCCGGCCTCTCGCTGCTGGCTACGGTCGGATCCGGCCCGATCCGCCAGGCGTACCTGGCCTCGAACGGGGTGCTGTACATCGTCTCCGGTCCGGCGGTCTACCAGGTAAGCAGCTCGTGGCAAGCGACGGTGATCGGCGCGGTAACCTCGCTGACCGGCTACGCGAAGCTGGTGGACAACGGTACCCAGCTGCTGATCGTCGACGGTGTAGGAGCCTGGTGCTACGTCTTCGCTACCGCCGCTTACACCCAGGTGCTGCCGGGCACGCTTGGGATCACCCCTACCTCGCTCTCGTATCAGGACGGGTTTGGGGTGGTGAACGACGCCGGCACTAACCAGTGGTGGCAGTCGGACCTGAACGATTTTACCACCTGGTCCGCGCTGAACTTCTCCTCAGCTGATTCCACCCCTGATCAGATCGTCACGATGTTTGATATCCACCGTGAGGTTTGGCTCTTTAAGCAAACGGTGACTGAGGTGTGGGTCAACGCGGGTCTGCCAGGGTTCGCTTTTCAGCGTCTGCAAGGCGTTCAGATGCCCGAGGGTTGCGTCGCGCCTAGCTCGATCGCCCGCATGGGTGACACGATCGTCTGGCTGGGTCAAGACGAGCAGGGTCAGGGCGTGGTGTACCAGTCGAACGGGTACAGCGCGATGCCCATCTCGACCTTTTCAATCAATATCGCGATCCAGAGCTTCAGCACGATCAGCGACGCGATCGGCTACGTGTACCAGGACACGGGCCACGTCTTCTACGTGTTGACCTTCCCGACCGGTAACATGACCTTTTGCTTTGATGGGGTGACCCGTCTCTGGCACGAGCGCGCGGCGTTTAGCAACGGGCTCTTTAGTCGGCATCAAAGCAACTGTCACGCTTCGGCTTACGGGGTTCACGTGGTGGGGGACTTCCAGAACGGCAACCTGTATTCATTGAGCACCAACGTCTTCACCGATAACGGTGCGCCGCGGAAGTGGCTCCGCAGCTGGCGAGCCCTCCCGCCGGACCAGCAGTCGTTTGACCCGTTGCGTTACGACAACCTGCAGATCGATTGTCAGACCGGGATCGGGATCACCCCCGATACCAACCCGCAGTTCATGCTGCGCTACTCGGATGACGGTGGTTACAACTGGTCGAACGAGGAGTGGACCGACGGTAACCAGCAGGGCGCAACCGGCGCGCGGGTGCTGTTCCGCCGCATGGGGTCATCGAAGCGCGGCGGCGGGATGGATCGGATCTTTGAACTCTCTGGCGTCGACCCGGTGCCACAGTGCCTGATCGGGGCCGATCTTGACGTGAGTCCGGCATGACTGCCAACTACGGTGGCCCCAGGTACACCATCCCGCCGTTGCTGGGGTTGCCGAACCTGTTTACGCCGGAGTGGTACAAGGCCATCGTGCTGATCGCGCAGAACAGCGCGGGGTCGGTGGTCAACGCAGTCGCGCCTCCCGTGGCGCTAGGGTTTGACGACGCCAACGAGTCGGAGCCGGTGATCGTTCCCGGCCCACCTGGCCCGATGGGTTTTACTGGTCCGATCGGCCCTCCTGGCGCGACGGGACCGGTGCTCGTGCTAGACGTTCCCGAGCCCGACGAGCCGCTCGTCAGACCTGGGTTGGTCGTGCCCGGAGGGTGGTACGACGAGAAGGGCAGCGGCGGCACGTACGGGTTCGCGGCGGGGGTTGACTTTACCGGCGGTACCACGACCAGCCTGACCCTCTCGCAGGGCTACGGTTCCGCGGCGAACCTGATCGTGGCCTTTGACGCGGGTTGGCAGGGGGCGGACCAGTTCTCGCTGAGTGGTCGGACGCTGACCTTTACCTCAGCGATCCCGTCGGGCATCCAGAAGGTGTATGTGAAGGGCTTTATCATGCCCCAGTAAGGAGGTTTCATGGCTTCGAACAAGGTAGATCGGTTTGGCCCCGTGGCGTTGACGACGTCCGCCAACAACCTCCTGAGCCCGCCTACGCTCTCAGGTGGCGCGGGCCTGCGCGGGGTGACGGCTAACACCTACGTCACCATCCGTCACATGAGGGTGGTGAACAAATCGAACGCGGCGGCCACGGTGTCGCTCTTCCTGGGTGCGTCGGGTGGCTCGGTGGCCGGTACCGAGGTGGCGTTCAACAGCACCAGCATCCCCGCCAACGGGAACGCTGGGAACTACGTGGATTGGTACGGACTGCTGCGGCTGGACGTCGGGGATTACCTGACGGGGTTGGCTTCAGCGAACACCTCGCTGACCTGGGAAGCTGAGGGCGAGGTTGGGGTAGCATAACGGTGAGCAAAAGATCATGAAAAACTTTCTGAGGCTGGGCGAGGGTGTTGACATCGTGCCGCTCCTCTTGGCGGTTCAGCAAAAGCCGTATCTTTGGGATCAGTACAAGTTGAGGACCACGCACGCTCGCACCCCGCACGCCGAGGTGAGCGACATCTGGTTGCGGTTCAACGACCTGAAGCCGTTTGAGGGCCGCGACCCGACTGAGGCCCGTGACGAGTTTCTTGACCAGCACGAATCCGTCTGCTACCCCGCTTGGGACGAACTGCCCGAAGCTCAGCTGATCGTTCATTCGCTCAATGCCAAGGTGAAGGGGTTCAGGATCGGCCGCGTGCTGCTGACGAAGCTCGCTCCCGGCAAGAGGATCTACCGCCACACTGACACGGGTGACCACGCGGCCTATTACGAGCGGTTCCACGTGGTGCTCCAGTCCTCGCCCGGCTGCCTCTTCAACGCAGGTGACGAGACCATCTGCATGCGGACCGGCGAGGTCTGGTGGTTCCAGAACCAGGCCGAGCACGAGGTGATCAACAACGGTACCGATGACCGGATCCACCTGATCGTGGACATTCACACCAACCGGGGGCGGCCGTGATCACCTATCAGGTCGAGCGCTTCGCTGACACCTATGAGGAGGCGCTGCCGCTCCTGTGCGCTCACTGGGAGGAGGTAGGCGTGAACAAAGAGGCCGTGCCCTTTGACCCCGACGTCAAGGGGTACCTGGAGCTCGAGCAGCTTGGCATGTTTCACGTGGTGACGGCCCGTGAGCGCGGTCGGCTCGTCGGGTACCACGCGAGCTTGGTGAAGACCCACCTGCATTACAACTCCACGCTGGTGGCTTTTACCGACATCTACTACCTGGACCCCGTCCAGCGGGCGAAACCGAGGGCTGCGCTGAGGCTCTTTCAGGCAACGGAAAAGACTTTGAGGCAACGGGGGGTTCGGCTTATAATCTCTACTACGAAGATCCACCTTGACAAGAGCAAGTTGTTCTCTTATCTGGGCTATCAGGAAACGGATCGCGTCTTTATGAAGGTTCTCGAGGAGTAATCACCATGATTCGTTCCGTAGGCGGTGTTCCTCTCCGGCTCGGGGCTCTGACCGCGCTGTGGGCCCCGATCATTGGCGGGGCGATCGCAGCTACCGGAGCGATCGGCAGCTCGGTCATCGGCTCGAACGCGTCATCGAGCGCGGCGAGCGCTCAACAGGCGGCGGCAAACCAGGCTGACCAGACCCAGCT